GAAGTCGCCAATCTGGATGTTTTCCACCAGTGCAGCGCAGCGGTAGTCCTCAACCACATAGGCTTCGTTAACGGATTCAAAGTTTTCAATCCGGTCACGTTTCGGGTTGTCGATAACTGAACGGCGGCGGGTGTCTTCCTGCCAGTAGATGGACAGGTTATCCAGACGTGTGATCAGCAGCGCATTCGGCGGGAAGAACGGCGCACGCACGGCCTGCAGGCCCCCCATGCGCTTCTGACTGATGATCATATCAGCAGCCAGTTTTTCACTGTTTTCCTGTTCTTTGTTGACCAGCGGGAAATACTTGTCAGACAGCAGTTCACGACCGCAAATCACCACCAGATCGTCATCGTCCTGGTAGACCACGTCGATAAGCTCATTGACGGCATCCATCACCACGGCGTCCAGGTTGGCATATTCGCCACCTTTCCCGACTTTCACTGCACCCGGTGTGGTTTCACCGCCCGTGGTGGTGCTGCCCATGACGTGATCCGGCGCGTCTTCGCGGATTTTCTGCAGCCAGCCTTTATTGACGTCCTGCAGCAGCGGGTTTTCAGCACGATTGGAAGTTTTGGCGCGCTTCACGCCGTTAAAGCCGATCATGATGCGGTCCAGCGCCTGACGCTTAACGATGGCGTTGCGGATACGCACCTGGAAGTCCTGGAATTTCGCCCACAGGTCCAGCTTCGCGTAGGTCAGCACCGTGTCATAGTTGGTCTGCTCGCATTTATATTCAATGTCCTTCATCACCATCGGATCGGTAGGTTCGCGGTCCTGTTTAGTGGTGTCGGTGGTTCCGGCAATGGTGCTACCTACGCCCAGCCCCAGAAGCTGCCCGGACTGCTCATCAACGGGTGAAATGTTAATGAACGTTAGGAATGCGGCGGACTGCTGGATCTCATCCTCCAGCGTCTGTTGCACGGAGGGCTCCACGGTGAACTTGCTGGACAGTTCCTCAACTTCCACACCATTCAGGCGCGCCAGTTGCTGCAGGTAAGCGTTAAAGGCAAATTTGGTATTCTTTTTCATCGGGTTTTATGCTCCATCAGCAATTGGTCAGGGTGCCTGCCGGTGCGTCACCGCCCGGCGCGCGCTGGCGGTAATCTTTACGGCTGTCTTCACGGCTCAGCTGCTGCTGAAGCTCGGTAAAGGCGGCCTGTTGCTCCTGCAGCGAGGACTCCAGCTCAGAAATGCGCGCGTCCTGGTCGGACAGGGATTTATCAGTGCGCTCGCTCAGGTTCTGCTGCTCGGTGGCGACCAGCTCAACGGCTTTGTGCACGTCGGAAAAACGCGCATCATCGGTCTGCTCTTTTTTGGTGAACAGCGCGGTGACGCGGGCAAAGAGGGACGGCTTTTCGTCCTGGACCTCTTCCAGTTCGATCAGCGTTTCGACAGCTTCCGAAAACAGGTTTTCAGGGTTCTGCTTACGGTTTGCCAGCGGGTTATGTGCGGCGCTGGCGCTGAAAGCCAGCATTTCGGTGCCAAGGCTCGCAGGATCGTCCGTCGCACCCAGCCCCACAAGGTAGGCTTTGCCGGTGTCGGCAAACTTCGTGCTGACCTCCATGGAGGTGAAAAGCTTCTGGCCTTTTTTCACCAGTTCCACCAGGGCGTCAGTTGGTTCGATATCGGCATAAAGTGCCATCTTGCCCGCCAGCGGGCCGTCCTGGATTTCTTCTGCAACCAGCCCCGTCACCCTGCCATAGCGGTTAAAAGTGCTCTCCGGCAGATAAGACTTGATGTGCTCAAGGTTAATCAGCGCGGTATAGACCGTCGGGTTGTAGCTGGCAGCCATCTGTACCAGCCATTCACGCTGGATCTCGCGCCCGTCAGTGGTGGCACCTTCCACCCCGATGCGGAAACGCTTTGCTTTCACTGTCATGAGCCGTGCTC